ATACAGGATACATTAACGGTGCATTAAATGAATATGAAAACACAAATGGATAAGCTTGTTGGTTATAAAGAAGGTGGTACTGCTAATGCTTTCGATATTCTACAAGGAGTTTATGATAGTCTAGGTCTAGAAATTGAACAGCCTTCTAAATCTCCACTGTCTTTTTTAAGAGCGGTTCCAATTAAATCACCAAAGCAGATAATTAAGGGTTGGGGAGAAAATTTTCTAGCTATGAATAAATTATCAGATGCATCCTTTGGTGGATGGGAAGGAATAGATGCTGTTGCAGTAGCAGAACAAGCCGCAGGATTTGAACATTCAGGTATTTGGAATGTTGATGGACGTATATTTACAATACTACATAGTCCTTTAAATGGTGAGCTTACAGTAGTTCCCCAAGATAGTCATAATACAGATGCGCTTGGTCGGCAAATTATGCCTCTTAGTTTTAATCAGATTATTACAAAGGGTGAAAGAATATCATCTACTCCAGAACAATCTTCCTCTAAAGAACCTCTATCAACACAAAGAGCACAAGAACAACAAGCCTATGCAGAAGCTGAAGCACAAAGACAATCAGAAGCTGAAGCACAAAGACAATCAGAAGCTGAAGCACAATCTTATGTAGAAGTAGAACAAGCTAAAGCTGCTGAAGCACAAGCTCTAGCTGAAGCTCAAGCTAAAGCTGAAGCTCAACAAAAATCTTTAACAAAGCTAGGTGCTCCAACTGCTTTAGGATTAACTGGTGGTGGTAGTGGTTTAAGTGCTGGTCAACTAGGACAGAGTGGAGCAGGTGGTACAGGACCATATAGCGGTACTGGTGGTGCTAGAGCCAGTGGTGGTCTAGTACAGACCATGTACGATGGTGGTATTGTTAACATGCAGGATGGTGGTACTGCAAAAGATGTTGCATATACCGCTGCTTCTGTTACACCTGTACTTGGGGAAGTTATAGCTGCTAAAGAAATATGGGACGCATACAATAAAGAAGGTGGACCTGACTATAAAGCAATGGGTATTGCTGCACTAGGTCTTATTCCCTATCTAGGAGATGCAGCAAAGTTAGGTGTTAAAGCTTCTAAAACAACTGACATGAAGGACATGAAGGAATGGATAGAGAAACTAAAAGAATTAGAATGGAAGAGAAGAAAGGTTAAGCAACCCCCTAGAGCTACTGTAACAAAACCAAAAACTATGTATGATGGAGGTTTAGTTTAAAATGAAGAAATCATTAATCATTAAGCTATCACTTGTAATAACATTTGTAATTATTGCAATAGTTGGAATTATAATGATGACAAATGCTATGAGATGCGTTCCTCCTTGTGTTTAGATGAAAGAAGAACTAACCGCCCACGAAAAGGCTACAATGACATGGCGGTGGACAGCACTAATAATATATTTAATGATATGTTTCTATGATTTTATGTTTGTACCTATATGGTACGGCCTTAACAGACCCGATATAAGTTTGTTCATGGAAATAATAAATAGTACTGAAGAACCAATGGTTCAGATGGAACTAATGAAGAAGCTGACAGGACAGCATAATCCTTTTACTCTTATGGGTGGAGGATTATTCCACCTCGCATTTGGTGCGATACTAACAGGGTCTGCCTTTGCTTCTAAAAGATAGTAGCTTAGTCTAGGGATTTAAACTGAGAGCTAAATGTTCTTAGGCTTTGTTCCACAGTATCAAGTAAGTTTTCACTATACTCAAGGAAATCATATATTAGCTCTCTGTTTTCATAGGAAGGAAGAGTATTGTCTATCGTAGACAACCAATCGTTAGGATGAAGAGACTCACGAAATATCTCTAGATGACCAGACTCATTTAGACATACACCTATCTTAAACAGGGTGGCTTCAGGGCTACCCTGTTTTCTTTTCGACAACTGGTAGCTCCTTATCTAATACTGTTTCAGCAAATGATACATCTTTAATATCGTTTCTCAATGTCTCTATTCTACCACTCAAATACTCCTGTACATTCTTTCGTTGTATTCTATGGTAGTCACCCAAGTTCTCTAGAAGGTAGGCTAACTCCATCTCCATACCCTCTAGATGAACTTTAATCTTCGCTTGTTTTTCGCTCATTGTTTTCTCCTAGTTCTTTAATTCTCTTATAAGCTTCTTGTAGTTGTTCTTGTAATTCTCTGACGTTATTCTTTAAGAAGAATATTTCTTCTTTCGGATTAAGTCTTTTGTTCTCAGATTTGTATAACATTATTCTTCCTTGGCTGCTGCATCCTTCTTCATAGAATCTATTTGAGTGTAAGGTTTATCACCAATAAAATCTTTGACAGCTTGATCACCATACTTGCCGAGACGATCAAAGACTACCTTTGGTAGACTAGCCATAATCACACATTTCAAAGCATCATTAAGAGAACCAAGGGCATATACTCTACCAGTATTGTCTACCCAATAACCATTCTCTGTGTACATTCCATTTGATAGTACACAAGTCTTAGGCCAATCCAGAATACCTACACTAGCTAGTGCTGGTCTGAAACTAATAAACCCTACACCAAGAAACAAAACTACTAACGGCACAACGAGATACTTTTTCATTGTTATCCTCCTTAATTAACAATATCGACTACTTCACACACATCACCTGAACAATTCAGAGTTTGACTACCGTGTGTATTATCTTCTGCCTCGAACTCTGCGAGAAGTTTCCAATCAACATCTTTAGGCATCTTACTTAGAAGCTCATCGTAAGTTTCTTTATCACAGTCCTGATAAGGAGCTTGCTTGTAAGTATGCTCTGTCATAGGTAGGAAACTAATACCTGACATTAGATTAAAGTTATTATAAACATATGCACCAACTTCCATCCACTCATGTTCCTGTACTGATACAGTGATGGATGGCTTATGTTCGCACCAGTGTTCAGAGTATATCTGCCATATCTTTAGATGATCTATAGCAGATAAATCATGTCTTGTCAATGCACCTTTAGGTGACTTCATAGGAAAGTTAAATACAGACATGGACTGTGGTTTAGCCAGTTCATCCTCTACAGGAAATCCCTTCTCTGTCATGAACTGAGTAAGCGGGTCTTTCTTATCTGCCCTTACAGTCCTGATATAATACTCAGAGTGTCTGGGATGTATACCACTGGCAGCATCCACAAGCTGACTGACCGTACCACTAGGCTTAACACAGGTTATAGCAGCAGAAGGTTCTATACCTAGATACTTAGCCCACTTGCTATTAGTTGCAACTGCTGTAAGTCTGAGATTGGATAGAAGAGTTTCAAGATTATCATTAGTCTTATTAGACATCATCTTGTTATCCAGTATACCTGTTAAGGATACTCCTAGCAATCTCTCTTCTTCTGTATTACGCACCCACTGTCTACTAAGACCTTTAAAGTCTACAAAACAGGCTTGTATTGTACCCAGTATAGTAGCTAATTCTACCTTCTTCTGTAATGTTTCAGCATTATCTTCTGCTTTGACAACAACTTCAGATAGGTTACAGAACTGTTTAGGTCTAAGTATAATTTCACAACAGGGGTTAGTACCATAATCAATATCAGAATCTCTACGCCCATACTTAGCAGCCTGTTGCTGTGCAGCCTGACGATTAAAGATACCACGTTCCCCAGACTTGCTCTCATAGAGGGCTGTCCATTCCCTCATGAATGATCCCATATCGGCTGATCCATCTGTATAGCATACAGAGTTGTTAGCCAAGGCTCTGTGAGGATCAGTATCCCACCATGAACCAGACTTAGCATGTCTCATACGATCATCAGACAGATTGGATAGACTGATTAAAGCTGATCTACGAACACCACCTACCACCACAACATCAGCAATCTTACACATGAGGTCATGACATTCTATACTGGTTAGTTTACGACCAGAAGCTTTCTTGAATAGGTTACAAGAGAAACTAAACAAGTCATCAAGAGGTTCAGGTCCACTAGCCCTACCGCCAAAGGTCTTTAGCTTGGCACCAGCAGGACGTAACCTAGACATATCCCATCTGGGTAGCATACCAGCATAGAGTAGGTTAATAAGCTCCTTGAAGCCTCGAAACCACCCTTCTTTACTATCCTGTACGATGATAGTTGTTTCACTATCTTCCACTACATCAGGAACACTGGGAAGCTGGTTGATGTACTGTCGTTCAACAGAAAAGCCTACGCCTGTACCATGCATAAGGATATACAGGCACTCATCAAAGGCTCTAGGGCTGTCTACAGGGAGATAAGAACAGTTATAGGCAGCAATGTGATTACGTTCTAGAGCATTACCAGCAGTCATCATAGCTCTCATAGAGGGCATGATCTCCAGTGTAACCATAGCTGTATATAAATCTGTAAACATCTCCTTTGGCATGGAGTAATCATGGTTCTTCTTAATGAAGTCTTTATAGAAATTGAGCAGTCTTGTAACTGTCTCTTCCCAAGTCTCTCTTCTTCCTTCCTCTTCTAACCAACGACTATATCTTGATTGATGTATAAATGATTGATAATCACTCGGTAACATTTATATCTAGCTCCCCTTGTTTCTGTTCTTCAAAAGATTTGCCTTCCATAATAAGTCTATTGATTAGATTATTAACTTCTCCAAAAGGTCTTTTTGATAGGTAGTTAAGCACTTCATTAATTAAGTCTGCGTCAATAGGTATCTTCATTATCTTATTCTCCATACTGATTTAGGTCCAAGTTTCTTTCTGTGTCTTAAATGTTTAGGTTTAAATCGTCTAATCTTTCTTTTCTTAGGCTTGAAGGAAAATTGTTTCATACTAAATCCTGCAAGCAAGGTTCTTCATAAGTATCTGATTTTAATATCTTACCGTCTTCTCTATAGATAGGTTTGCCATCTTCTCCAAGCTTGGACATATTAGACTTGTGTACTCTATTAAAAGCTACATCAAAGTTCCAACCAAATGTATCAGCAAACCCTACGCATACATAAACTAAGTCACAAAGTTCTTTAAGTATATCTTCCTTGTTCTTCTTATAATGTATCGCTTGCATTACTTCTTCAAACTCTTCTTTAATTAATTTTTTTCTTAAAGATTTAATCTTATCTATAGAACCTCTCTCATAAGATGCATCTGTGGGATGTCCAAAGGCTTTATGAAAAGCATTCAGCTTTGTTTGTAGTGTCTCGGATTTCATGTACATTATTCACTATCGCTTGGTCTAGTGTCTATTATAATTTTCACTTCCTCTATTAATCTTTTTATATACCATTCTGCTTTCTGTAAATCTTCTAAAGCAGTACCTTTATATCTGTATCTAGAAATATATTTAATAACATTTCCTTGCAGATACCCTTCAAACTCTGGAGCAGCCATAGAGTTCTTTATCATATCTATTGTTTCTATCTTACCTCTATTATAATGAGGCGGGTGATTAATATTATCCGACATAGTATATAAAACTCCTAGTAGATTGGTCAATTAATACGGTTCTTAAAGTTAATTATATTATCACCATAACTTATGTTAGTACTTTGTTTCTTAACATTAAAAGAATACTTTCCAGCTTCTCTTAATCCTTCTATAACATCCTCATCGTGAAGGTAAGATAGGATTCCATATCCTATTTCTTTTATGAGAGTAGCATCTTCTGCTTTGGAGATATCATATATCCTCACAGTAAAATCTTCTTCTGTATCTCCTTCTTCTAGATAAACAATAAGTTTTTCTTTTCTAGGATCAATCTCGTCAGATATTCCTAGAGCATCATGCAAAAGTTTCTGTTTGTCCGTCATGTGACATTAACCTTTCAATTTGTTTTTCTAGAAACTGTCTTGTTTTAGGACAGTGTTCTTCCATCTCTGCAAGTTCACTAGTCATCTTCTCTAGTGGTAGAACAAGGATAGCATGTGATACTATAATAGATTTTATTTTACTTATATCTGATGTAATCTTCTCACAGTTCTCATCAAAGTTTAAATCAGACCAGTGAGTAGTCAGTGTCTTCTTTGTCCTTATCGTAATTATATTCCTTTCAGGTAGTTTTTGTTTCTCATGTATAGGAGAAAGATACCACACATTAGGATTCATGTCCATATCTTTCTCATGAACTCTTAGTTGTAGTACAACAGGCATGGTTACTTCTCCACTCTTATAGGTCTATAAAATTTACCACCTACATAATTATTATAATAAGCTGGTTCATCTGTTCCCTCAAGAACAGCCGTTAAGACTTTGAATTTCATCTGATAAAAGCATTCATAGTACTTCAAGCTTCGTTTGTTTTCATACTCTCCAATTATCTGGAATGTAAAATGCTTCTTACCAAGCTTGCCCATATCAGAATTAAGATGTTTTGAAGAACCTGTATATGTTTCCCAAC